CTTGAACCGGTAATATTGATAGGATCGAGCTTCAGCAGCGAGTCGCTGCTGCGTAGCGGATCCTGAACCACCGCCAGCGGCGGCCCCTGCAGAAAATAGCAGGGGGTTCATTAGGTAGTAGGTGTAATCCAACGAAGTCGTCCCTTGAGAGGGGGCAGCGAAGGAGTAACTCGGTGAGAACAGCGCCCAAGAGCCGGTCCCAATATCAACTGGGGAGCACTGAGCAAAGTTCTGAGTTCCAGACAGGGTGATACCAGTGGTATCGGTGCGCTTATCGTGGAACGGTCTCATGTCAAACTTATACTTTCCCGACTGGTCGGAAGAGTAGTAGCCTGTAGCCATCGAGGCATTTTGATATCCTCGCGTCGGGCCGGCATGAGACCCTATGCCCAAAGTCTTTTTGGGCTGGGTCAGTTTAGTCGAGGGCAATGGGTAGGATGCTTTGGCAGGCATCTTACCTTTAGCCTTTTGACCTTTGGAAGGGGCTTTCGCCCCTTTCGACTGTTTTGAAGTCATAACGGGATACTACCGACTTCTCGGTCGGACTATACATCCTACTACAACCTGGCGGATTAGAAATCTAGGACCAGGGAACGCCGTGTAGTCTCTCGGCATTTTGTTTAGCACGGAAATCTTAGGTCTATCCTTTCTCCAATCCCCCACTATATCCCTCCATACGGAGAAGACAAAACGTGGAAGAAACGAAAGGCCAACTTCTGTCGCGTGACTACATCCCCACCCCTTATGATAGGTGGAAGACGGAACGTCAGAGGCCAGAAGCCTGCTCCCTTGATGGGAAGACACCGTTTTGGGTAATTACGTAGTAGAACCCCGTGAGTGGTTGTTTGAGGGGACACTCGGCCCCAACAGTCGCTTAGAACACTTCCTCTTCGAACTGGGAGAGATCTGTGTCGGGAAAGTCCCGAAGCATACAGAAGTTGCCAACTTCTTCCAACAGATCCTGCCCAGCGAGGAATAGTGCTCTGCTCGACTCCGTAATCGAGTGATTCTCAAGGTACTCTTTTGTTGCCACGTGATATTCGTCGGGCACTAGCCCTGGGCACCGCGATGCGGGCCTATCACGGAGCTGACAAACGGGAGGACACAGGGGTGTCTTCTTGGCGATAAAGGTAACATTCCTATACTTCGCCAAACCGTAGTCAGTCATTGGAGTCAATCGGTAGTCCTGTAAATGTCGAATCGACATGAATGGAGGGGCTTCAGCCCCGCACCCTAATTCGGATTTCTTAGGTATCAGGTGTCCAGCTTCTACGGCGCGTGCCGCATATGCTAGTCGACCCAACCATTCGTCTTCCGTAGGGAACAGCTCGTCAGAATTACGAGTCACCATTCCAGGGACCATTGTCCAATTGGCAAGAGCGCCTTTAAGCATCTTGCAGGGAAGGCGGGCCTTCCCCAGCGAACGGTAGAGAGCAATGCTCGGGTTTGAAACGAACATCGAAGCTAAAATTCTCTGCCGTCGAGAAACGCGTAGTTTGGATGGACCCAAGGCTGGGTCCATACCGAAACCTCCCAAATGAACCGGGAGATACCAGTTTGGCCGATACACGAATCCGTGGTTGAATTTGTTGAAGCGATTCAATGCTTCGGGAATTGCGCATGCTGTCCAAGGACAGTCACGGCCCATACGATTCAGATCCCTAGAGATCTGAGTGGGCAACGCCGCGGAATCACCGGTTTTCACACCGGTTCCCTTAATCAACTTCATGTTAAGGTATCCTTGTCGGACCATCTCCA